TCAGCCAAGCGTTTTTCGGTAAAACACCACCCGTTCCGTTTCTGCAAAGCCCAGCGCCGCATGCAGGCGCTGGGAGTCCAGATTGGCGATATCGGTATCCGACGCCAGCTCGCTGCACCCCTGCTGCTTGGCCCACTCCTGCACCTGCGCGATCAGGCGCGCCGCCCAGCCCTGGCGGCGGGCGCGTTCGATGGTATAAATCCCTTCCAAAAACGCCACCGGCGACGATTCGCAGCCGTTGACATAATCGTAGCGCAGCGCGACCTCGGCAAAGCCAACGAAAGCGCCGTCCAGCCCCCGCGCCATAAACGCGGTGTGGTGCGGCGAAGCCAATATTTCGCGCATTTCTGCGCGGTGTTCTTCCCGCGGGCAGGTGGGCCACAGCGCCGAGCGCAGCGCCAGCCAGGCGTCGAGGTTGTCGTGGTCGCAGTTGACGATCATGCAGGGGCCTTATGAGTCGGAATAAATCAGGAATGCCGAGAGGGAAGTGTGGCACGGCAGCGGGAAACAAAAAAGCCATCCCGGACAGGATGGCTTGTAAGGCTGTGAAAACAGCTAAAATTTGGTGGCCCCTGTTGGGTTTGAACCAACGACCAAGCGATTATGAGAACCATTTAGGCCAACCAAAAAACAATAACTTAGTTAAATAACAACAGGTTAAAAGGTTAATGTAAGGCAATATAGGTCAATAAACCTAACTTCATGCGACACTTTTGCGACATTTTGTAAGGGGGTTAAGTCTTACGGCATCTTCAAAATGGTCGGGGGCAAAATGGGCGTATCGCATTGTCATTTTGATGTCGGTATGACCGAGAATTCTTTGCAAAACGAGAATATTTCCACCGTTCATCATGAAATGGCTCGCAAAGGTATGCCGCAAAACGTGGGTCATTTGACCATCTGGCAATACAATGCCAGCCCGTTCAATTGCAGAACGGAAAGCATAATAGCATGGGGTAAACAAAGCGCCGTTTCGTTTAGGTAGTTCGTCAGCAAGTAAAGGGTCAATCGGTATCGTTCGATTTTTCTTTCCTTTGGTTTTAACAAAGGTGATTTTGTTTCCCGAAACCTGAGAGCTTTTCAAGTTCTCAGCCTCACTCCATCTTGCTCCTGTCACCAAACAGAGCTTGGCAACCATTTCCAGATCCTTAGCTGAACTATTGCGACATTCATGCAAAAGCAAACCGATCTGCTCATCTGTAAGATAGGCCATCTCGCTTTCGTCTACACGAAACTGGCGGACGTTTTCAAGTGGGTTTGGCTGTACCCATTCACCTAATCTTCTAAGTTCGTTAAACACTGCGAGAAAATACGCCAGTTCAAGGTTTAAGGTGCGAGGTGAAACTTTTGCTATTCGTTTTGTTCGAGCAAAATGGCCGCCCAAGCGTTTAGCTCGATAGGCTGTAAATAGTTGTGCATTAAATTCTGTGGCTAGAGGGAAGCCCATACACTCGGCAGCCCAGAGCATCGAGCTTCTACGCTTTTCACCATCATTCAAGGTAATGCCATGGCGGCTAAACCATAGCTCGACCAATTCGGTCAGCCGACGTTTTTCTTTTCCTTCCCCGAGCCAAGGCGCTGACTCAATTTGTTCGAGTGTGTAATTTTCAAACGCAAGAGCTTCGCCCTTAGTGGCGAACTTTTTACGAACCCGCTTACCCTCATTACCGTTACTGCGATCAACGGTATAGAAATCTGCTATCCAACGCCCGTCGGGCAGCTTCCGTACAGGCATTATCATTCCACCGTCAGAACAACGCGCCCAAGCACGGTTATATCATCAATATCGCAATCAAAAGCGGCGCCATGACCGCTAATGCGCACCTTCTTAACCGGTATGCGTGTAAGCGTACGGATGCCTGCCTTACCTTCTATTTCAACCAGCCATAAACCGTCATTTACTTCACTGAAATGCTTATCAACGATGTACTGAGTTCGGTCATCAACTATGCAAATAGGTGCTGTTGGTTGGTTGTGGGAATCCAAGAACATTCCTGCATCAAAGAGAATGGAGCCAAAGTCTTGTAGCTGCCCATTGACTAGTCTTTGTCTAGTTAGATGTAACGCACTTGAATCACCATTCTCGAATTTTTTTCCCTTGCCGGTTGTAATCCACTCGAGCGTCACCCCTGTTTCTAACATGCAGCGAATGACTATATCTGCTGGAAATATATCTCTTTTATAGCGCATTGCCATGCTGCTTGACGCGATGCCGAGGTGGTCAGCTAGTTGTACTCTCATTTTGAATCCGTAGGCTTCGAGGACCCTGTCTAACACTGCGGAGCCACCTTTAGTGAAGTCTATGTTTATCATTTAGTGAACTTTTCCTTGATTTTAGCTTTTGGCGAACTTAAAGTGCTCGACATAGCTTGTGGTGAGTATTGACTTATATTGCCGTGTATTGCCGTACACGGTTAAACAGACGGAGTTTGCCTTATGCGACCTAACATTACAATTGTCATCCCTGAACCCTACCTCCCGTTAGAGGAGTATTGCCGCCGTACTGGAACCAACAAAGAAACAGCTAAGAACTTGATTGAATATGGAAAATTACCTATCAAGCCAAAGGGCAAGCAGAAGAAAGGGCTCATAGAAGTGAACATGGCAGCCTTGACAGTGCTGGCCCTGAGTGAATGTAGCGTCTCTCTTCAGGCTTAATCTATTTTATCTATTAGAGTAGGGCTAACCATGTTTGATTATGCCATTTCTAAACATCCGCACTTCGTTGAAGCCTGCCGACAGTTTCCAGCTCGCCACAATGTGACGGGTCTTGCTAAACAGCTCGACATGAACGCCCAGACGCTGCGCAACAAATTGAGTCCGGGCCAGCCGCATCAGCTCACGTGTGCCGAACTGCTGGCAATCACTGACGCTACAGAGGATTCCAGCCTGATTGATGCCTTGCTGGCACAAATCAACTGCATGCCGTCCGTGCCTGTCAATGAGGCTTGCGCCGGGAATATTCCAACGTATGCACTGCAGGCTACGGCCGCAGTTGGCAACGTTGCCGCCGCCGCCGTTCAAGGCGACCACAAAACGCCGGTACGCAAAAGCGCACTGCTTGAAAGCGTCAACACGGCGATCCGCCATTTGTCGCTGATCGGCTTGACCGTTCAGAACCGCATCCAATCCACCCCGGCTCTGGCATCCACCGTTGACGTGATCAGCGGGCTGAGTGCTGTTGCTGGTTTAAGCTGAGGTGATCACCGTGGTTATTTCTATCGCTCCGCTGCTGAAACAACAAAGCCCATCGCGGCATTTTGAACACGGTTTTATTGAACTGCCGGGCGGCAAGCGCTGGCGCCCACGTCACGATCAGGCGGCCTTACTGCGTGGCCTGTCAACGACTAAGCCAGTTTCATCGCTGCGCCGTTTTTTCTGCCGTTAATTGGGGCTGTCATGTTGTTGGCTACTGAAACACAAAAAGCGATCGGCATTAAGCGCATTTCACAGATTAAGCGTGAGCTGTTCCCTCATAAGCAGAATCAGGCGCAAGAGGCTTTTGATAAGTCGCCGGAACATATCCGCAGAACTGTTTGTTTTCATGCCGGGCTGAAAGAGCGGCATATAAAAATGAAGTTTGCAGAAATGAGTTATTCAGAGCGTAAACAAATTGTGTGGGCGCTGAATGACCTGATTGATTTATCAAAAACCTTGCCGCGATTTATCAGTGATGATGATTGCGAATTAAACGTTAATTAACTGCATTGCGTAATTCTGGCGTTAACCCGCCGGGCATCGCTTTGTCTGAAATAAGGGTTAAATATGTCGAATGTGATTTTTATAGGGTTAGACCCGGCAAAGGAAGGTGGCGATATTTCACAGGTGGCTGTGTTGCTTGATAACGCCCGCCTTGATGAGCGTAAGAACCAAGCCGATCTCGCCGCTGCTCGTTTGGTACGTTTGGCTGCACATATCTCTAAGAACGGCTTAACGGCTGCCGAGGCTGTAGAGCTGCTCCGCCAAGAGGCCGAGTCGATAGAGAATCAAGCGCAGGAGCTGCACTAATGGCTAACGTGGTTGAAGTTAATGGCACCTTCGCCATCATTAAAATTGAAGCGCAAGGGACTAACCCGGAAGCTTTAATTCTGGCGGATGTAAAAACAGACAAAGAAACCAAGGAGAAACATTATCCAACAAGAGCGGTTTACTCTAATGAGTTAAAACTGATCTCTGACCTGATTAATTTATCCGTTAATCGAGGCGTATTTCATCAATCAATTACAAATGTTAGCGATGTCATTAAAGAATCGCACCGTGTAGCGGAATTAGGGCGACAGGCTCTAATTCAACTGAATAAAAAATCGGAGTTGCACTAATGGCCGACTTGATGGACTACGAACAGGAGCGGCAAGCGCTGGTACTAAACGCGCAGATCGCCAACGCTCGCAAATCTTCTGCGCTGCCTTCTGCTTTCGTTTGTGAAGAATGTGACGCTCCGATTCCTGCTGCGCGCCGCGCTGCCGTTCCCGGCGTTGATACATGCGTAAGCTGTCAGCAAATCCGCGAGACGCAAAATCACCTTTACGCGGGGAAGGCATGACGGAGTTCTCTATTTTGTTCGGCCTGCTGGCGTTGCTGGCAGGTCATTTTATTGCGGCTGATTTGAGCGATTCAGAATTTGCACGCAGACCAGAAAACCAAAATTACGATTAAGGAAATAACATGGAAATTAAAATCGGCAATGAGTTTGTTATCACCAGCGATAACCTGCAATTCATTCTCAATACGGTGAAGGTTGGTAAAACAGGAAAAAGCGAAGGTCAAGAGCGTTACGAGGCTCTCGGCTATTACCCTACGATTAACCAGCTTGTAAACGGCCTTATTCATCACAGCGTCCGCAATTCCAGTGTTAATAGCATTGCATCATTGGGCGCTGAAATTGGTCGCATTGGCAACCTGTGCCAAGAGGCTTTTGCTGCATGTGAGGCGGCGAAAGTTCAATGAGCCAAGCGGCTAACGCCTACGCTTACCCATGGAACGAACCGCGCCCGGCTGTTGCCGGGCCGGTAAGACCGCTTACCCGTGAGGAACTCGCTCAGGGGCAAGCTGTTTTAACCAATATCCGCCGCCTGCCGCGCTTCCTCAGCGCCATGTTCCTGACGCGTTACACCAACTTGCTCAAAAGCAAAGGGTTGCACGACGCCAACAAATGGCTGGTATTCCAGTTCGATCGCCGCATCTGGCCGCGCCTGCAAACGGTGAGCGCCAAGAACGCGATGAACCTCGCCGCGTCAATGCGGTTTTCTGCTGAAGTCGATAACTATGCAGCTCTACCCGGCATGGATGACAAAGAGTTACGCCGCCTTGCCGATCGCGTGGCCGGTCAGCTTCTGCAGAATTACGCAGATTACTGCGATGAGTTTGTGGCGGAGAACGGCGGCGACAATGCCGGGCTTTTCGAAGATGCCACCCAATCAGAATTCTATGGCCGCATTGCCGGTATGGCGCGCGCCTTCAACATCACCCCGATGCACTGGCGCAAATACCGCAAGGGCAAACTTGATGCCCGGTCAGCGATTGCCAGCCTGTCACGGTTGGTTGATTCCGAGTGGTGGGAACGCCAGTTTAAGTCCCAGCGCACGCGCTGGCGCGAGGCGTTGCTGATCGCCCTGGGTAATGTGAATCGCGGGGCGTCGTCGTATGCCAGTAAACAGGCTATTCGGGATGTGAAAGCGCGCCGCCAGTCCAATTTTGATTATCTGAATAGCCGCGAGCTTGAGAACGTCGAAACCGGCGAACGCTTCAGCCTAATCGACAAGGTGATGGCAAGTATCTCTAACCCGGAAATTCGTCGTATGGAGTTAATGGCGATGATCGCCGGTGTTGAGCAGGCCGCCGCTATCCGTGGCGATAGCGGGATGTTTATCACCATCACCACCCCATCCAAATATCACCCGACGCGCTCCGTCGGCAAGAACAGCCCGAAGGTGCATTTTAATCACAAATGGGATGAAGAGGCGTACACGCCAAAAGACGGCCAGCGCTATCTCGTCAGCCTGTTTAGCAAGATCCGCACGGCGTTTAAAGATGCGGGCCTGCAGGTCTATGGCGTGCGCGTGGTCGAGCCACACCATGATGCGACGCCGCACTGGCATATGATGCTGTTCACCTCCAAAGAACAACGCCAGCAGGTGATCGACATCATGCGCCGTTATGCCATGGCCGAAGACGGCGACGAGCGCGGCGCCGCCAAAAACCGTTTTGACTGCAAGCACCTGAACAAAGGCGGTGCGGCGGGCTATATCGCTAAATACATTGCAAAAAACATCGACGGTTACGCACTGGATGGCGAGCGCGATCATGAAACCGGCGAGCTGTTGACTGATACGGCCGCCGCCGTCACAGCGTGGGCGTCAACGTGGCGAATTCCTCAATTCCACTTTATCGGCCTGCCGTCGCGCGGCGCATGGCGCGAGTGCCGCAAGATCCGCTCTGTCAGTCTAGCCGATGAGTTTGACGAAACCGTTGAGGCTGTGCGCGCTGCTGCTGATGCCGGTGATTTTGCCGCTTACATTCTGGCGCAGGGTGGCCCTAACGTTGCCCGCGACGATCAGACCGTGCGTGTAGCTCGCCGGGTTGCCGATGAGCGCAACGCCTATGACGAAGAGGTGCAGAAAATCGCGGGGATTTTTGCCCCGCATATCGGCGCCGATCGCGTTTATGAAACCCGTACCACGCAATGGCGCATCGTCGCTAAAGCCGTTGCCGTTGAGCCTTTGACTTTGAAAAGCGCCTCCGGCGCGCCTCGGAGTCCTGTCAATAACTGTGGGTTGGTCGGCAGCGGTGGCGCCGAAAATACGCAGGATGGCGAGCCTGTAGAGGCTGTGGCGGTGATGGAACACCATCCAGACACCCCAATTGATTGGGATGACATGACCGTTGCACGGTCTGTTATAACGCGTTTACAGGCAAATGCCCCGCAGATAAACAGGCAGCAAAGAGGAATTGACCCATATAAGCGTATAGAGCCTGCTGCATCGGCCAGATTGACCACTGCCGAGCGCGATCGCGTATCCAAAATTTACTCAGAGCTGGCACTACACGGCATCGAGCCGACGCGCTGGGAACTTGAGGCACTGGCGCGCGGCGCTAAAGTCAAATTTGGTGATATTTCAATGCACTATCCGGCGGTTAGCGATTGGGCTGGCTTCCAATAATTTCTTGCGCAATTAAATCTGATAGGCATATACTGTATATGCATACAGTAATTAAGCATCGGAGGGAAAGGGTGCAAGCAGTGGATGAAGTGGTTGTTTTAGAAAGAATTGAACTCATCGCCCGTCTGGGGGTTTGTTATGAGAGCCAAGCGAAAGACAAAGACATTGCACTGATATGGATTTCAGAACTGGCGGGGGAGATGAAAACCAGCATTGCCCCTGAAAAAGCAGAAGTGATCAGGCAGCTTGCCGCGATCTCTTAATCCATAGGTGACGTATGAGACGAGATTTAAACTTAGCTGGGGCGTTTATGGAGGCGTTGAACTTCAACGAGAACGGCAAGGGCCGCCGCATAAAAACCGTTGATTTCATTTACGCTGCAAACCGGCTTGGCACACACCTAACGCCTGAAGAGGCGAATTACTACATCAAGCACCAGTCCGGCCACGTTTTCAGGCTGATTGACGAGGGGCGTTATCAGCATAACACATACCTTTATCTGGGCTAAAAATTGTATTATCTCAGACTTGATCTGGCATTGTCACAGCGCAGAGCTTAACCTTACAGGGCAGCTCTGTGCTAGGAGCAAACGTTCAGCTGTTTCTGTCCAGCAGTGGCATCTGGTAAAATTCCTGACTCTTAAAAGACGGGATTGTCAATGAAAGCTATTACTACTCTAATTATTGCTGGCAGCATGTATGTCAGCGTAGCTGAAGCGGCAGAGAGATGCGAGTCCATCGCTTCATCTTTAATCCGTGCGGCAATGATTACACCAACCAGTGCCTACGATTTTCGGCCCTCGGAAAAACAGCTGATCTCCATGTGCAATATTGGAAGTGATGCAGCCGCAAAGGGCGAGAACATAAACGATGCCATTATTGCCAATCTTAATTACCGTAATGAGATGGCAAGGAAAATTTCAGACGGAAATAAGGCTGTACTTGAGCTGGCTGACCTAGCATTTCAGTTAGGCTTTGATACCTACAACAAATAACGGTAGGGATACCCGTGTACAACAGTGTCACCAGACAGGTGTACTGGGAAAGTGACATCAGCCGCTCTGCACAGCTAAATCCGAGACCTGATTTTGCTTCCCCTAGGCAAACAGGAACTTCAGTCTATATGTTCTGCCTTACCTCTGCCAGAACGCCCACCATGCATGTGGTTCGCCCTGGAGTGCAGCTTTATCCTGAAGCAATTCGGCGCTCACGAACCCCTGAAGCATAGAAACGGAATTTCTTGCGGCATCACGGTAGGAGTCAATAAGGTCACTGGATTTTCTGAGTAGGATAAATTGCGATACTTTTGCCTGAGTATCAAAGGCATAGGCTCGCAATTCTGGCGTAGATGTGAGACTCACAATATTATGCAACCGCATATAATCGGTGTAATCCTCACCGCCTGGGTCGCATGAGTCATAAAGATATTTTTGCATCAGCAATTGCGATGAAGAAAGAAAATCTATATAGCGGTCTGTTTTTTTCTCTATATCTCGCAGTCGTTGAGCCACTGCTTCTTTCTTGATTTCATGGTGGTGTGTTAATTTTAATGTAATCCAACCGCCAACAATGGTGATTAACGCACCTAGCCCGATTTTAACAGCACTATCAGCTACATCCACCCATTCAACAGACATCTGCTATCCCATATCTTTCTGTGATGATCATGGTTGTCAGTATAAATCCCCGACAGATTCGACAGACAGCACTTTCTGTCCATTACCTAAGTGCTTTTTCCCCGCATCTGGGGATAAACAACTCTGGTGTCCCTGTGACTGTCTCTGCCATGTTGGTTGCACTCGCTCCGTGCAAATCGTGCAGTTTCTAAACATCACATCTTCGCTGCTCGCTCAGAGCGGACAGTCAGATTTGATTGTCCGCTGCTAGGGAATGTTACCAGCCCCAGTCTAAATACCCTATGCATGTATTAGGCGCATGAATTCGCATTATGATCCGGTGTTCTTTTTATCCCCACAGCGCCAGCACTGGCGCGGATCGCGCCGGATCATGCAACTGCATTAAAAGCGACACATAAAGCGTGCAGGCGAGGCGGGGATAGCATTGCGCGCAAGCCGTGTTGAACCCCTCCCAAAAGAGCCGCCAGCGTCCCGTCACGGCGATTTATCGCAATACTTGTATGAGAATGGGGTTTGATGTTGTGGCGCCATTATGGCGCTCTCAGGCGCTTACAGCGCACTGCATAACATCGCCATTCAGTGACACCAAAAAATGACACCATAATATTCTTGCAATGGTGTCATAAAGTGATACTATAAACCCCATGAACAAACGACACCAAAAAACGCTGTCAGATGTGTTTGCCCGGCCTGTCAACGGTTCTATAAAGTGGTCTGATATTGAGGCGCTTTTTACCGCATTAGGGGCGGAGATTCACGAAAGGGAAGGTTCTAGGATCGCGGTGCTGTTGAAAGGTGAAAAAAGAGTCTTTCACCGGCCACACCCCAGACCTACCACTGACAAGGGGGCGGTTAACTCCATTCGGATCTGGTTGGATAGCTTAGGAATAAAACCATGATGAATAACACACTGAAAATTGACGGCCATACGGCCGTCATCAACTTCGACCCTGAAATTGAAATGTTCCGGGGAGAGTTTGTCGGGCTGAATGGCGGCGCCGACTTCTACGCCTACAGCGTGGACGAGCTGAAGAAAGAAGGCGCGATCTCACTCGCGGTCTTTCTCGATGAATGCCATAAAGACGGCATCGAGCCTTACAAGTCGTACAGCGGCAAAGTAACCACCCGCCTGTCGCCGGAACGCCATCAGGCGTTAGCCATTGCCGCACAGGCCACCGGGCAGTCGATTAATGAACTGCTGAATGAAGGTGTTGATCTGGTTATCGAAAAGCATTCCTGATCCAGCGCCAACAAAAAAGCCGCCAATCACTGGCGGCTTTCTGCTTATTCGGTCGGCAACTCATACGGCGCGAATCTAATCACCTCTTCCCCGATCCAGTCGTTCACCTCCTTCATGCGCTCTTGCAGCGGTGTTAGCTCGTTGCGTACAAACACCTGAGCGGCTTTTTTCACGTCCCCGAAGCCGCCGGTATTGTTCGGGATAATCCCCATCATCTGCGGCGGTACGCGGTGCGCACTTAGCAAATCGTCGCGGCTGGCATTCTTGATGTTGAAAAAGTCATCCTTGGTGGCGACCTCGGATAGCGGCAAAATCTTAATGCCGTCCGGCTTGCCGTTCGGGGCGTACATGAACAGATTGCGGAAGTTTCCTAAGCCCTTTGTATCACGCATGGCTTGGCGCATTCTGTCAACGTCGCTTGTACTTTGCGCGGCGTCGGTCATATACAGGATGTAACCGGCGTGCGCCCCGTTCTGGTAATACTTACGGCGGAACAGCGTCGCCGCCTCGTTCAGCCAGGCGGAGTTAAGCGCGCTGAGGTACTCCGGCAGGCCGTAAAGTTCCTGATTGATGTCCGGCTCAATCAGGTGAAAAACGCTGTCGGTCTTGAAGCGGTGCGCCTCTTTCCAGTCCTGCACGAACCAGTAAGCGCCGCGATCCACGCCGCGGCGTGTGTACTTGGCCGGGGAGGATTTCAGCTGCAGCGGCGCGCCGAGCCGGTTTTGACGTTCTTCTAAATAGGCGTTGCCGAACACCAGATAATCCAGTGCATAGCGGCTAAACTCCTGCTGACTTAACAGCCGGTGCGGAATAAACGTTGATGCCAAAATGTTGCGCTTAACGTACATCGGCGAGCTGTGATGCACGGCGGCGCGCACGCTGCGCGCCAGCCCATCGAATGAGATTGGCGGCTCGTACCACTTCCCATTGGTTGTGCATTCGATGTAATCCAGAATTTCCCGCTTATCCAGCACAGCGGACGGCTCGCCAAAGGTAAAAGCCTCAAAATCCTGCTTCTGCTCTGCTGTTGGGGCTGGCGCCGGTGTGGTAAATGCCTTGCGGCCTTTGCGTTTGCTCATCAGTAAAACTCCAAAATATTCGGGCTGCTGTGGCCGCTGCCTGCGGTGAGCGGTTCGTTTAAGAGGGCGTGCATGATTGACCATGCAACATCGGCGTGGCTGGCTTCTTCGCTGCGGCTGGCGGTGTAGGTTGAGCGCGCGCCGCTGGCGGTCATGGTTTTGCGGATCGCCATAAAGGCGGCGGTGATGTCGGTGTGGCTGGTGTCGTATTCCAGACAGCCGCGCGCGATGGTGTCTTTTGCTTTCAGCACCATGGCGGTTTTGATTTCCGGCGTGTATTTGATTTCTCGCGCGGCCGGGAAGAACTCGCGCACCAGTTGGAAAACACCTTGGCCGACGGTGGTCGCGTCGATGCCGATGTACTCCACGCAATATTTTTCGGTAAGGTCTTTAATCTTCTGGGCCTGCGCGGCAAAGTTCATGCCCTGCCACTGGTGGCGCTCGAGCACGCGGAACTTGCCCCCGGCCACCATTGGCGGCGCGATCACCGCGCACCCGGCGCTATCGCCGCCGTTGGCTTCCGATGGGTCGTAACCGATCCACACCGGGCGATAACCGAACGGCCGCACGGCGTATGGGTTGAAGTCCTCCCACTCTTCCAGCGTATCGACCATGCAGCCTTGTAGCTCGGCGAACGGGAATACCGACGCGGTATCGTCAACAAATTCACACATCAGCAGGTTCTGATACTCTGCCGGGCTGTATTCGAGCGACAGCTGATCGAGGTCAAACAGGTTACAGCCGCCGGTCAGCGCATCCTCAACCGTGACAATCTGGCGCCATTGCCCATCACCGCACAGCACGCCTTTTGACAGGTGGCTGTGGCTGAGGTCGAGCTGAACGTGATCGGCTTTACTGCGGCGGCCTTTGTTGAACAGTTCCCCCGACCAGAACGGATAAGCGGAGTGCGCCAGACTCGACGGCGTGGAAAAGTAGGTAGTGCGCCACCGCTTGTGCAGCGACATCCCGCTGGCGACTTTGCGCAGCTCCTGAAACTTCGGTATCCAGAAATACTCGTCCAGATACAGATTGCCGGTGTAGCTCTGCGCGGTGCGCACGTTGGTGCCGAGGAACATCAGGCGGGCGCCGTTCGGCAGCACCATCGGATCGCCTTTCAGGTCAACCTCGACCAGCCGGGCAAAATCAATGATGTAATTGCGGAATACATGCGCCTGCGCCTTACTGGCCGACAAGAAAATCTGATTGCGGCCGGTGGTCAGCGCATCGAGCAACGCCTCGCGGGCAAAGAAGAACGTGGCGCCGATCTGGCGCGATTTCAGGATGTTGCGGTTACGGTGTTGCAGCCCGGCGCGATACCACCCCATTTGATACTCGAAGGTGGTTTCCGTGAAGATACTTTGCAGTTTCTCCACGGCGGCCTCGCTGAACACGTTGCGCTCGGCGGGCTTGCGCTCGCCTTTGTTGCGGTTGGCGACGTTTGGGTTTAAGTCCGCCTCGTTGCCGGTCGCCGAATAGCGATTGACCCGCGCCAGCCGTTCAATCTGGCGGCCTAACAGGTCAATTTCTTTGAAGTCTTTCCCCTCCTTGACGTCTTTCATGATGAGCTGAATCAACCGCGCTTCCATGCTTTGCTCAACGCGGGAAATGGGCGCGATGTCGTCCCATTTATCGCGCAGCTTCCAGCTCTGCACGGTCGGCCCCTTGAGGTTCAGCGTTTCCGCAATTTGGCGCACAGAGAAGCCCTGCCAGTAGAGCAAGGCAGCTTGGCGGCGCGGATCGCTGATAATGGTTGTTGCCGGTGTCGTATTCATGCAGCCAAGGCTACGAAAGCGCCGGGCGACTCGCATTAAGCCCTTGTTGTGCCTCAGATCTTCCAACCGCAACGCGTTGAGACGCGGCGCCATTCCCCCGAAACTAGCCCCGAACCCAATCACCACAACCGGAGCCGTTTACATGGCAAAGAAAGTTACTAAGTTTTTCCGCATCGGCGTTGAAGGCGACACCGTTGACGGCCGCGAGATCGGCGCTGCGGATATTCAGCAGATGGCCGCGACCTACAGCCCGAAGGTGTACGGCGCCCGCATCAACATGGAGCACATCAAGGGGATTTTGCCGGATGGCTATTTCCGTCGTTACGGCGGCGTGGTTGAGCTGAAGGCCGAGAAAATCGACGAGCCGGACGAACCGCTGTTGCACGGCAAGTGGGCGTTGTACGCCAGTCTGGCCCCGACAGCCGATCTGGTGTCGATGGTCGGCGCGGGCCAAAAGGTTTTCACCTCGATGGAGATCCGCCGCGATTTCGCCAAGACCGGCAAGTCGTATCTGGTCGGGTTGGCCGTCACCGATGACCCGGCGAGCCTCGGCACTGACATGCTGGAGTTCAGCCGCCGCCACGAGAGCGTCGAATTCTCCGCGCCGCTGGAAGTCTGTTTCGATTTTGAGCCGGTCGCTGACCCGGAAACCTCATTCTCTGCCCGCATCAAATCGATGTTTAGTCGCAAGCAGGCCACCGATGATGTGCGCTTTGGCGAGATGGAAGGCGCGGTGATGACTGTGGCCGAGCAGTTGCAGGAAGCGGACGCCCGCTTTACCGAGACATTCGCTGCACTGAGCGAGCAGGTTGCCGACCTCAAGCAACAGGTAAAAACCGGCAGTGATGCGTTCAGCGCGCTGCAAGCCCAGCTTTCCGCCTCGGAAGATTTCAGCCAGCGGGCCCGCCCGGACGCCACCGGCGGCAACAGTACGCAAGACGTGCTGACCGACTGCTAAGACAGTCACACCCGATAAAACCGAACAAAAACAGGAAGAAAAATGCGCAAGCAAACTCGTTTTAAATTTAATGCGTTTCTGTCCCGCCTCGCCGAACTGAACGGCGTCGCTACCGGCGATCTGGATAAAAAATTCAGCGTTGAGCCGTCCGTTACGCAGACCATTATGACCCGCGTACAGGATTCCTCCACGTTCCTGACCCGCATCAACATCGTGCCGGTGCCGGAAATGAAAGGCGAAAAAATCGGGCTGGATGTCAGCGGCACGATTGCCAGCACCACCGACACCGCCGGCGGCGATGAGCGCGAAACGGCCGACTTTGCCACGCTGGATGCAGAAGGCTATTTCTGCCAACAGGTGAACTACGATTTCCACATCCGTTACAACACTCTCGACCTGTGGGCGCGTTATCAGGACTTCCAGACCCGTTTACGCGATGCGATTGTGAAACGTCAGGCGCTCGACCGCATCATGATCGGCTTTAACGGTACGCACCGCGCCAAAACCTCCAACCGCGTTAAATTCCCGCTGCTGCAGGACATTGCGCCGGGCTGGTTGCAGAAGTACCGCGAGAACGCGCCGGGCCGTGTGCTGGATAAAATCGTGGGTATCGATGGCAATGTGGAGTCTGAAAAAGTTCGCGTGGGTGTCGGTGGCGATTACGGCAACCTCGACGCACTGGTGATGGATGCCACCAACACCCTGATTGCGCCGTGGTATCAGGAAGACCCTGAACTGGTGGTGATCTGCGGGCGCCAGCTGCTGGCGGACAAGTATTTCCCGCTCGTCAATCAGGAACAGCCCAACACTGAAGCGATGGCCGCCGATCTGATTATCAGCCAGAAGCGCATCGGCAACCTGCCCGCTGTGCGCGTGCCGTACTTCCCGGCGGATGCGCTGCTGATTACGCGCATGGATAACCTGTCGATCTACTGGCAGGAAGACACACACCGCCGCCATATGGTGGAAAACTCGAAGCGTGACCGCATCGAAAACTATGAGTCCATCAACGAGGACTATGTAGTGGAGGATTACGCCTGCGGCTGTCTGGTGGAGAACATCGAGCTGTTGACCGTCAAGCCGACCGAGCCAAAAACCAAGGCCGCACTGCCGACCTCCGGCGATGACATTAAGGCGCTGGCCGGTGCCATTGTTGAAGCGGTGAAGGTTGCCACCGCCCCAGCGGAGCCAGTCGCCGAAGTGAAAGAGCCGGAGGAAGCACCGGCAGACGACAAAGCGAAAGGCAGTAAATAACCATGACCAGCCCTGCCCGCCGTCACCTTATGCGCCAGTCAGCGGTCGAGGCCGCGCAGCGGGAGAATGACCCGCTGCGCCACGCCAACGGCTATGAACGGATGATGCTTAAACTCAATGAAGATAAGCGAAAGCTCAAACAGGTGCGCTCACAAGAGCGTAAGGCCGAACTCAAGCGCCAACTGCTGCCGGACTATGCCCCCTGGGTTGCCGGTGTGCTGGCCGAAGGTCGCGGCGCGCAGGACGCCATTCTGATGACGGTCATGATCTGGCGTCTGGATGCCGGGGACATTCCCGGCGCGCTGGACATCGCCCGCTATGCGCTGCGCTACCAGTTGGCGCCGCCGGGCAATTTCGCGCGCTCCACGCCATACCTCATCGCAGAAGACGTCGCCGAGTCTGCCACCCGCGCCTTTGAGGCCGGGGAGCCGGTCAACATTGACCACCTCACACAGACGATGGAACTCACCGACGCAGAAGACATGCCCGACCAAGTGCGCGCCAAGTTGCACAAAATCACCGGGTACGTCTTGCGCGCGGCGGGCAGGGCTGAACTGGCATTGAACCACCTTAAGCGTGCGCTGCAGTTGCATAACGGCTGCGGCGTGAAAAAGGACATTGAACGGCTGGAGCGGGCGATACGCACCGTCGCCAGCCGCTGACAGAACGCGCCCCGCGCCGGGCGGCACGACGGCCGCGACAGGTTTCACCTCGTTAACGCCGTCGTCCACCGCCCCCTAACTTTCTGAGGTCATATGAGCACCGTTGTGATCCAACGGCCACGCCCGGACGCGCCAGCACCGCGCCCGGAGGATGAGCCGATCGTTAAAAACGTCTTTTTCTGGCCGGACATTGACCCGGCGGACGTGCGCGACGTGATGCGCATTGAAGGCACAATCACCGCCCCGCGCCTGCGGCTGGCAATTAAAAGCGCGATCGCGGAGGTGAACGCCGAATTGTTCATTTTCCGCCGCGACCAGATGGCCGACGGCTATCAGCGGCTTGAGGATGTGCCGGGCGAACAGCTCGACGGCGAAAGCGTGCGGGTGAGCGAATACCGCAACGCGGTCAGCGCAATGACCATGGCGACGCTCTCGGAGCAATACCGCAGTTTCGACACCACCGCCACCGGCGGCCGCAAGGCTGATGTGGTTGAAGCCTCGATCGGTGAGTTGTGGCGCAACGCCCGCAACGCGATCAGTAACGTGGCCGAGCGTAGCCACTGCATCATCGGACTGCTCTGATGAGAGTCTACGCTCTGCAGGGCGACACCGTTGACGCGATTTGCTGGCGCTACTACGGGCGCACGCAGGGCGTGGTTGAGCAGGTTTATTCGCTAAATGAAGGGCTGGCCGCTGCTGGGGCAATATTGCCCCACGGCCACCCGGTAGAGCTGCCGGACGTGACCGCCGCGCCGCAGCGTGAAACCGTCAATTTATGGGATTAGCAATGGAGAAAATTACGTCGTGGGTGGCCTATACCGTAGCGGCCTTTCTCGCTTGGATTGGCCGATACAGTCCGCAGGACATCGCCTTTATGGTCGGCGCCGCCGTTGGCGTTGGGACGTTCCTCGTTAACTGGTACTACCGCCGCAAAAGCTACCAGCTGTTGAACAAGCTAGGCGTTAGCCGGAGGGTTTACGATGAACTCAATCGCTAAACGCTGCAGCGTGGCCGCCGTGCTGGCGCTGGCGGTGCTGCTGCCGCAATTCAGCGCACTGCAGATCTCTGAGGCCGGGTTGCGACTGCTGGCCGATTTCGAGGGCTGTCGTTTATCCCCTTACCAGTGTCAGGCGGGCGTCTGGACAAGCGGCATCGGCCACACGGCCGGGGTAAAGCCCGGCGCGGTTATCAGCGAGCGCCAAGCTGCCGTTAACCTCGTCGCCGACGTGTATCGCGTGGAGCGCGGCATAGGCCGCTGTATGCCTATCACGATGCCGCCGCCGGTTTATGACGCGGTGGTGTCCTTTGCCTTTAACGTCGGCGTCACGGCCGCTTGCGGCTCTACGCTGGCCGGTTTCATCAAGCGGCAGGACTGGCGCAACGCGTGCCAGCAGTTGCCGCGCTGGGTGTTCGTCAACGGCGTCAAATCGCCGGGGCTGGAACGGCGCCGGGCGGCGGAGCTGGCCCACTGCCTGATCGGGGCCGCGCCATGAGCCGCGCGATCGGCTGGTTTCTGGTGCTGGCGCTGGTCGTCGCCGGTTGGATGAAATGGCAGGTTGTCACGTTGGGGGAACGGCTGGAAAGCGCCCGGCAGGAGAACGGCCGGATTGCGGCGGCGCTGACCGATACCCGCGCGGCGATCGACACGCTGCAGGCGGCGGCAGGTGTGCTGGCGCAGGAAGAGGAAAAGTTAAGGGGCGACCTAAACGCCGCGCACCGGCTGGCACTGACGCGCGAGCAGAAAATACAGAGGCTACTCAATGAAAATCAGCAATTACGCGATTGGTTTAACACTGCTTTGCCTGCTGACGTTGCCCGGCTGCACCAGCGCCCCGGCTTCACCGGCGCCGCGGATTATCTACGTTGGCTGTCCGAAAGTGAGTCCGTGCCAAATCCCGGCCAGCCGCCCGGCGACTAACGGCGATCTGAGCGCCGATATTCGCCAGCTTGAAAACGCCTTGGCGGCCTGCGCGGTGCAGGTCGAAACGATAAAACACTGTCAGGAACAACACGATGTTAAAACCGCAACAGCTCCGCGCTGAGCTGACACGCTGCCTGCCGTGGCTACAGCGCAACCCTGAAAACCTGCAAGTTCGGGTAGAGCGCGGCAATGTGGCCGCCACGCTTGCCGTCTCGCTGTCCCATGAGTACCGCTATACGCTGAACCTGCTGTTTTTGGACTATACCGGCGATCTGGATTTAATCATGGTGCCGGTTCAGGCATGGCTACGGGAAAACCAGCCGGACATCATGGCAACGGAGGAAAAGCGCCGCACCGGGATCACCTTTGCGAGCGACTTTAACAACAACGGCTCTTACGATTTCAGCGTGTCGCTGCAGCTGACCGAACGTGTTTTGGTGCTCGAGCAAGGCGATGGCGCGTTGCATGTTGAGCACCTGCCGGAGCCGCCGTTACCGGAGGACGTGACGCGGCCGATGCAGCTCTTTGTTCACGGCGAATTAGTGAGTGAATGGCATGAGCGAGCTTAACCCCTTTGACACCCGGCTGGCCGGGCTGATTGCCAAGCTGTCGCCGCAGTCGCGTAAGTCGCTGGCCGTTGCCGTGTCAAAGCGACTGCGCGCCGGTCAACAGCAACACATCAAACGCCAGCAGGCGCCGGACGGTACACCTTACGCGCCGCGCAAAACGCGGCTTCGCAGCAAAAAGCGCCTGCGCGATCGGGCGATGTTCTCCAAGCTGCGCACGGCCCGCTATCTGAAAGCCCAGGGCAACAGCGATGCGGCCGTGGTTGAGTTTGTCGGGCGTGTGAAACGCATGGTAAACGTTCACCATTACGGCCTACGCGATCGGCCGACGCCGCACAGCGAGGCGGTAAAATATGAGGCCCGTCCGTTACTGGGATTTGGCCCGGATGACGTCAAAATCATAGAAACGGCCGTGATAGAACACCTCACAGAATAACCCCCTGTTGTGCCTCCGATCTTCCAACCTCATCGCGTTGTCGCCGCCCGCGCCGGGCGGCATCCTTCCAGCATGAACAATCAACACGACATTTTGCGCCTGCTGCGCAACCTGATCCGCATCGGCACCGTGAGCACCGTTGACCTTGATAACGGCCTGTGCCGCGTCGAAACCGGCGGCAATCTTACCGACTGGCTCAACTGGCTAACCTGTCGCGCCGGGCGTACTCGCAGCTGGTCGGCGCCCTCGGTCGGTGAGCAGGTGCTGATCTTTGCGCTGGGTGGCGAACTCGATACCGCGTTTGTACTGTGCGGCATTTTCTCTGACGACTTCCCGGCCCCGTCTGCGTCGGCGGATGCGCTGCATATCGCGTTTCCGGATGGCGCGGTCATCGAGTATGAACCGGAAACCGGCGCGCTGAGCGTGTCCGGCATTAAAACCGCTGACGTGCAGGCGTCGGAGTCCATCACCGCCAGCACCAAAGTGGTGATCGTTAAGGCTGACAAAATCACGCTCGATGCGCCGGAGGTGGTCTGCACCAACAAGCTCACCACCGGCACGCTGGACGTGCAAAAAGGCGGGGCGATGCGCGGGAACATTGAGCATAGCGGCGGCTCGTTCTCATCCAACGGAGTTGTTGTTGATACGCACACCCACGGCGGCGTCCAGATCGGCGGCGGGAGAACCGATGAACCCTCATGAGGACACCTGTATGAAAACCCTATCAGTAATTTTGGCCGCTCTTGTTTCTCGATTGGGTGCTGCGATTGCCTTATCGGGTGCTGTCATGCTGGCTCTTAATGGAGTGTCCGGCTGGGGCTGGTTCCTGTTTATCGGGCTGCTGCTGTCATGAACAGCGCCAAATATATCGGCATGAACCGAGGCACCGGCCGCACGCTGACGGACATCGAACATATTCGCCAGTCCGTGGCGGACATCCTGATCACGCCGCAGGGTTCGCGCCCGATGCGCCGTGATTATGGCTCGTTGCTCTCTGAGCTGCTCGACCAGCCGCAGAACGACGCGCTGCGCCTGCAGATCATGGCCGCCTGTTACAGCGCGATTTTGGCGTGGGAGCCGCGCGTCAAGCTGACCGGCATTGCTTTTAATACCACCTATGACGGCAAGATGGTGATCGACATCACCGGCACCCGCACCGATGCCCCCGGCGCGCTGTCGCTGTCTGTTCCTGTGAGCTGAAACCATGGCAACTATCGATTTAAGCCAACTGCCCGCGCCGATCGTCGTTGAGGTGCTGGATTATGAAGACATTTTGGCAGAGCGTAAGGCGACGCTGATTTCGCTTTACCCGGAGGAACAGCGGGAGGCCGTCGCGCGCACTCTGGCGCTGGAGTCGGAGCCGATCGTTAAGCTGTTGCAGGAAAACGCCTACCGCGAGGTGATTTTACGCCAGCGCGTCAACGATGCCGCGAAAGCGGTGATGCTGGCGTATTCCACCGGCGAAGACCTCGACCAGCTCGGCGAAAACTTCAACACGCCGCGACTGGTGATCGCCCCGGCGGATGAGAGCACCATTCCGCCGACACCGGCAATCATGGAAGCGGATGAAGATTACCGCCTGCGCCTGCAGGATGCTTTCGAAGGCATGAGCACAGCGGGATCGGCCGGTTCCTATCGTTTTCACGCCCGCTCGGCTGATGGCCGGGTGGCCGATGTGACAGCAATCAGCCCATCACCGGCTAACGTGACCGTCACCGTGTTGTCACGGGACGGCGACGGCACCGCCAGCCCTGAGCTGTTGCAGGTTGTCCGCGATGCGCTGAATGATGAGGACGTGCGCCCGGTCGCCGATCGGGTCATCGTGCAAGCGGCCAAAATAACCCGCTATGGCATTGATGCCACGCTGTTTCTCTATCCCGGCCCGGAGGTTGCGCCGATCCTCACGGAGGCGAAACAACGTTTGCAAAATTATGTGCTGACAATGCGCCGCTTAGGTCGCAGCATCCGGCGCTCCGGCATCATCGCAGCGCTGACCGTAGAAGGTGTTGAACGTGTTGAGGTTGCTCAACCGGCCATCGACATCGTGCTGGATAAAACGCAGGCGGGTTACTGCACAGGCGTGAACATCATACCGGGGCGCGCCGATGACTAACCGCTTATTGCCTGTCGGCTCATCACCGCTGGAAGTTGCCGCCGCTGCCGCGTGTGCCGAGCTGGAGCGCGTGCCGGTTCCCCTGCGTGATTTGTGGAACCCGAAAACCTGCCCGGTGCATCTGCTGCCCTATCTGGCGTGGGCGTTCTCTGTCGATCGCTGGGATGAGGCGTGGCCGGAGGACGTCAAGCGGGGCGTGGTGTCCGCTGCGTTCTACATTCACCGGCACAAGGGCACCATCGGCGCCGTGCGCCGCGTGGTGGAGCCGCTCGGCTACCTGATTAACGTTATCGAATGGTTCCACACCGACGGCGACGATCCGCCCGGCACGTTTCGTTTGGATATTGGCGTGCTTGAAACCGGCATCACCGAGGAAATGTATCAGGAAATGGAGCGCCTTATCGCCGACGCCAAGCCCCTGAGCCGCCACCTGATCGGCCTCAACATTTTGCAGGACATCCCCGGCCGGATTTACACCGGCGCGGCCGCTATTGATGGCGATGTCATTACCGTTTACCCCGGATAAGAGAAAACCATGAGCAAATACAAAGCGATTATTACCACCGCCGGGGCGGCCAAGATTGCCGCCGCCAGCGCGGGCGGCACGCAGTTGAAAATCGTCTCTATGGCCGTCGGCGACGGAAACGGCACGCTGCCGACACCTAACCCGGCACAAACAACGCTCGTCAATGAGAAATGCCGTGCGGCGCTCAATGGGCTGACTATTGATAAGGCAGTGAAAAATCACATTCTGGCCGAAATGATTATTCCGGCGAACGTCGGCGGCTTCTGGCTGCGTGAAATGGGCCTCTATGACGAGGCCGGGACGCTGATTGCCGTCAGCAATATGGCGGAGAGCTACAAGCCGAAGCTGGCAGAAGGCAGCGGCCGCACGCAGACGCTGCGCATGATTTTGATTGTCAGCAGTTCCGAAGCGATTCAGGTGATCGCCGGTGATGACACCGTGCTGGCGACAAAAGATTTTGTGGCTGAGGCGATCGCCGCGCATGAGAAAACCCGCAATCATCCGGATGCCAGCACCATAGCGAAAGGGCTGGTACAGTTGAGCAGCGCGACAACCAGTGCCGACGAAACGAAAGCCAGCACGCCGAAGGCGCTTAAAACGGTCAGCGATGCCAGCATGAAAAAGGCCGCCAATCTGTCCGACTTGCCCGACAAGGCCGCCGCGCGTGGCAATCTGGCGTTAGGTACGGCCGCGACGAAAAACGTCGGGGTAGAGGGCGGGCAGTTGATGGAGGTCGGTGCGTTTGGTCTGGGCGCGGGCGCGCGGGCTTTCGATAACGCTTATTGCAACACTGCGCAAATTTACCGGCTGAATGCGACCTCTGAGAACAAGCCGCCGATCGCTGGAAATATTGCCGCCGGGGTGCTGAGCTTGCCTTGCGATGCCGCACCCTCAACGGGCTATGTCAGCGTGTCGGGGTTGGGGCACGGCTTTATTGGCCGTTCTAACCGGCCGGAAAATGGGGTGGTGTGGTCACGGATTTACACCACGGATTACAAACCAACGGCCGCCGATGTCGGTGCATGGAGTAAAACCGAAGCTGACGGTCGTTTTCTGATGCTGTCCGGCGGCACGGTTAAAAAACTTGCTATTAAGCCCGGTAGCGCTGAAACGGATGGGGATTCACTGAGTATTGAGGGAAACCAGCATACGCCGTTGGTCATGAGCCGCCCTTCAGCACAAAGTAATTTATCAATCGGTTTCCAAGTCGCCGGAAAGGCGTTAATGCGCCTTGGTATGGGGATCGATGACGAGCTGCATTGGGGCGCTGAAGCTAATCAGGGAGCAAATCCGCGTATTTATACGACGGCGAAACCGCCTACCGCGCAAGAAACCGGTGCGCTGACGGATGCGCAGGCTATGCAGAAATATGCGCTCCGATCCATCAAGGTGAACGGCAAACCGTTGAGCGGGGATGTCAATCTGTTGGCGGGGGATGTCAACGCATGGAACAAAACCGAAGCCGATGGGCGCTTTGTGAAACGGGCGGGCGACACCATGAGCGGGGCGCTTGCGTTGCCGCGCGTGGTTTTCCCCAGTGAAGGCTTGCAGGCCACGAATGCTGACAGTGACATCACACGTCCGGATGGTTTCACGCTTGAACAGCTCGGCGATAAATCAGTCGGCTATCCACTGACTAAAGGCAATCTCGGTAATTTGATGACGTTCAAACTCAACAAATACCGGCATGTCCAATTTGCGATCGGCTCGGGTAATACGGAATTTTGGCTACGTTCTCCTCGGGAAGATAATCCGGCGACGGCTAAAGCTTGGGCGCAGGTGTACACGACACACTACAAGCCAACGGCTGCTGATGTTGGCGCGCTGACCGACGCGCAAGCCGCGCAGAAATACGCGCTGCGCTCTATCAAGGTGAACGGTAAGCCGTTGTCCGCTGATGTCAATTTGTTGGCCGGTGACGTTAATGCCTGGAATAAAACCGAAGCAGATGGCCGCTATCTTGCGAAGACCGGCGGGCAGTTAACCGGAACGCTAAAGGCCAGCGCGGAGATCCAATCTACCCATATTGATAATTATCGCATGGTCGGCGGCGGGTTCGGTTCCTTCTGGCGCAATGACGGCAACCGGCTTTATCTGCTGCTGACAAACGAAAATGACCAATACGGCACATTCAACGCCCTGCGTCCGTTCTCTGTGGATGTCAGAACCGGCGCCGCCGCTTTTGAGTCGGGTATTCATATCGGCGGTAAATGGCCTGCGATCACCACATCCAGCGGGACAACGTGGCATCCGGACGGCAACGTTCAGGGCAGTTGCTGGGGCGGCTACCTCAGCAACTGGCTTAATCAAAATATCTCGGCTGCGCAGAACAATGCGCAGAACTGGGCCTATCAGAATTTGGTTCAGGGTGTGCGCATGGCCGGGCGCACGGTTATTGCGGATACCGGCGGGCGCATCGATTTACCGTCGGGCTGTGTTTATACGGGTATGTCCGGCTCAAACTACAACCCCTCAATCTGGGGCGCTTATTCAGCGGTTCAGGTGCTGATTAACGGCACATGGGCAACAATTGGAACGGTGTAAAATGCAACACATTAAGAATTTGAAGCGATACACGCCGGAAGAATTATTCCTCGGCGAGAACGTGATTTATCTTCAGGATGATAACGGTATTGACTGGTACGCCGCGCAAAAATTGTTTTCGCCGGACACCGTAAAACTGGCTTATGACGAAAGCGGCATTATCTGCGCGATTAACAGCGATGTGTCGATGCTGTGGCCGATTGGCTTATCGGTTATTGAGCTGAACCCAACGAAACTGCCAAAGCGCTGTCTGGCTAATGGTGAGTGGGTCTTTGACGGTAAGAAGGTGAGCCCGCGCGCCTATTCCGCAGAAGAAAAGATGGCGAGGGCTGAAGCCAGAAAAAATGAATTGCTGGCGATAGCGGGCGCGGCTATTGCGCCGCTTCAGGATGCTGTTGATTTGGATATGGCGACCGAGGCAGAAAAAGCGCTGTTGGCGGACTGGAAAAAATACCGTGTGACGCTGAATCGTCTTGATATGTCAGCCCCGGATATTGACTGGCCGGTGGCGCCCGGCGCCTAAGAAAAAAGCCCGCAGCGATGCGGGCTTTTATTTTGGAAGTTAACGGAAAATGGTCATGGCACCATAGTTGTTACAAAATTCGGCGCACCAATTAGGATGACGAACAGTAGTATGCTTCCTATGGTAATTGCTGTTGCGAGTTCATTCTTCATAGTGGCATTTCCCCGGTTATTTTGAAAGCGTGCCTACAAACTCCAATGTGTCGCGGTATAACTGGAATTCATCGTTATCAGATGCTTTTTCCATTTCTGCGACTATTTGAGAAAGAATATTATCGGTGTTGACTATTTTTTTGCGAACAAGAAGATCAATGACACATCTGCCCAGAACCGTGCCTACCTTTTCCAAGTTCTGCGTTTCACTATCGGTAAGGTAATGAATACTCATAAGGCCTCCAATCAATGATTTTTCGGATTTGGCCGTTAATCCAGATGTCGTCTTTAGAGCAGGCATTCCCATCCTTAGTTTGGTTGAAAGAGCCCACCGAAGCGGGCAAAAATTTGTCTCTGGTGTATCAAGCGTTACAAAGGTTGTTATAAGGGATTGCGAACCCTGAATAACGCTTTTAGGTTAGGAATGTTCTGAAATCATGGCAAGTGATTACGAACGGTAAGAAACGAATTTAGGACAAATATTTAAAAAAATGCCCCACGGCGGGGCGAAATTTGGTGATGATAGCTACATGAACTACTGCATGTGACGACTAGAGGCATGTGTCGTCTATTGGCGACACTAAAGCAGTTTGGCCGGTTGAACAAGCAAAAAATGCTGAAGTGAGAAATCTTAGGAAAAGTGCCATTCGAAAGTCTGCGCTTTCGAAAAGATGTCGTTACCCCCATGAAAAAGCCCGCAGTGATGCGGGCTTTGTGTTTGCGGCTTCCCTGATGTTGCCGCGCTTGACCTCCAGACCTTACCCCGCCCGGCTCTCAGACGTCCAATTGATTGCGTAGATCAATACAACGTAATTGATCGGCGCGAGCGATCGTTATTCCCTCCAAAATCCCCAAATCCGGCTCGGCCTGTTGTCTGGTCGGCCTTCCAGCACCCACTGCGTGCGGCCCGGCGAGCCGGGCGTCATCATGCCTGCACCTACTCACCACCCGGAGCAAATTAATGGGCGATTATCATCACGGCGTGCGCGTCGTCGAAATCAACGACGGCACCCGCGTTATTTCCACCGTATCGACGGCGATCGTCGGCATGGTCTGCACGGCGGAGGATGCCGACGCGTCAGTTTTCCCGCTCAATACCCCGGTACTTATCACCGATGTGCTGGCCGCCTCCGGCAAGGCCGGTAAAAAAGGCACGCTGGCGACGTCGCTGCGGGCGATCGCCGAACAGGCGAAGCCGGTCACGGTGGTTGTTCGTGTTGCCACCGGTAAAGACGCGGCGGAAACCACCTCCAACATCATCGGCGGTGCGAATGCTGAAGGCCGCTATACCGGCATGAAAGCGCTGTTATCTGCACAGGCTGAGCTGGGCGTTAAGCCGCGCATCCTCGGCGTGCCGGGGCTGGATAATCAGGAGGTATCGACGGCGCTCTCCGGGATTTGCCAGCAGTTGCGCGCGTTCGGCTATATCAGCGCCTACGGATGCAAAACCGTGCAGGAGGCTACCAAGTACCGCGACAATTTCAGCCAGCGCGAGCTAATGCTGATCTGGCCGGATTTTGTCAGCTGGAACACCACCGCCAACCAGAGCGACATCGCCTACGCCACCGCCCGCGCGTTGGGGCTGCGCGCCAAAATCGACACGGAAACGGGCTGGCATAAGACGCTTTCAAACGTCGGTGTTAACGGCGTGACCGGCATCACCGCCAGCGTGTTCTGGGATTTGCAGGCGCCCGGCACCGATGCCGACCTGTTAAACCAAGCGTGCGTCACCACGTTGATCCGCAAAGACGGCTTTAAATTCTGGGGTTCCCGCACCTGTTCCGATGATCCGTTGTTCATGTTCGAGAACTACACCCGCACCGCGCAGGTGCTGGCCGATACCATGGCCGAGGCGCATCTATGGGCTGTTGACCGCCCGGTAACGCCTACGCTGGTGCGCGACATGATTGACGGCATCAACGCGAAATTCCGCGAGCTGAAATCCGCCGGGCTGATTATCGACGGTAATTGCTGGTACGACGAAAGCGCCAACACCAAGGAAACCCTGAAGGCGGGCAAGCTGTTTATCGATTATGACTACACGCCGGTGCCACCGCTGGAAGATTTAACCCTGCGCCAGCGCATCACCGATCGCTATCTTGCGACGTTTGCGGCATCCGTGAACCGCTAAAGGAGACGTTAGAACATGGCACTGCCGAAAAAACTGAAATACCTGAACCTGTTCAACGACGGCTACAGCTACATGGGCGTGGTGTCCTCGCTGACGCTGCCGAAGCTCACCCGCAAGCTGGAGAAATACCGGGGCGGCGGCATGAGCGGCGCGGCCTCCATCGATATGGGGCTGGATGATGACGCGCTGGCCGTTGAGTGGTCGATGGGCGGCATTGATGAGCTGGTGCTGAAGCAGTGGGGCGCCGTCGATGCCGTGCCGCTGCGCTTTGCCGGGTCATTCCAGCGTGACGACACCGGCGAGGTGTCCGCTGTGGAAGTGGTGATGCGTGGTCGCCACAAAGAAATTGACTTTGGCGAGTACAAACAGGGCGAGGACACCGAAACCAAGGTATCCACCGAGTGTACTTACTTCAAGCTGACCGTGGACGGCAAAGAGCTGATCGAGGTTGATACCGTGAATATGGTCGAAAATGTCAACGGCGTTGACCGGCTGGCCGAGCATCGCAAGGCGATCGGCCTGTAATTTTTGCGCCAGCCCGCCGGGCTGGCCCTTTTCCCCCTGATTTGAGAGAGCACCATGAAAGACGCAAAAGAAAATACCGTTACCCTCGACACCCCGATCAAGCGGGGTGAAACCACCATCACCGATGTGCAGGTGATTAAACCGAACGCGAGCGCGCTGCGCGGCGTCGGGCTGGCGGCGCTCGCCAATGCCGATGTTGACGCGCTGCTGGTTGTGCTGCCGCGCGTGACCGTGCCGAACCTGACCAAAGAAGAATGCGCGCGCCTTGAGCTGCCGGATTTGGTGGCGTTTGCCGGGAAAGTGGTCGGTTTTTTGTCGCCGAACTCGGCGGTGTAATCCCCGACGCCCGGCTGGGCGTTGATGACCTGATGGCGGACATCGCGGTGATCTTCCACTGGCCGCCGTCTGAAATGGCCGGAATGACGCTCACGGAGCTGTTGAACTGGCGCCATTTGGCACTGCAACGCAGCGGAGTTAATCACGATGAGTAAAAGCCTGCAGCTACAGGTGCTGCTGAAGGCCGTAGACCAAGCCACCCGCCCGCTAAAGAGTATCCAACAGGCCAGTAAATCACTGGCCGCTGACATCAAAACCACGCAGCAAACCCTCAAAGCTCTGGACGCGCAAAGCGCCCGGATTGAGGGATTTCGCAAGGCGCAGGGACAGCTTGCCGTTACCGGCAAGGCACTGAAGAAAGCCAAGGAAGAGGCGGCCGCGCTGGCCGTCCAGTTCAAGGCGACGGAAAAGCCCACGGCGCAGCAAGCGCGTTTACTGGAGGCATCGAAGCGCGCTGCCGCCGAGCTGCAGACGAAATACAACGGCCTGCGTCAGTCGGTGCAGCGCCAGCGTGACGCGCTCAATGCTGACGGCATCGCTACCCGGAACCTGAGCGCCGAACAGCGCCGGTTGAAGGCCAGCGCCAGCGAAGCCACGACAGCGCTGGGCCGCCAGCGCGGCGAGCTGGAACGCCTGAGCAAGAAACAAGAGCAGGTTAACCGCGTCGGCGCGCGTTACCGTGCCGGGCAATCGGCAACCGCGACTGTCCGTAATACCAGCGCGGCCGGGCTGGGTATCGCTACCGCCGGACTGGTCGCTGAAGGGGCGTTTATTGCGCCGGGGGTGCAGTTCGACAGGCAGATGTCAGACACGCAAGCCACGCTCGGACTATCGAAGAATGACCAGCAACTGGCCGCCATTCGCCAGCAGGCGCGGGATATTGGCGCCACGACCGCGTTTTCGCCGACGGATGTCGCGCGCACGCAATCCGTATTGGCGAAATCCGGCTTTAACGGCGATGCCATTCTGAAATCGACCGAATCAACGGTAAATCTGGCGCTGGCCTCCGATCTGGACATCGCCGACGCGGCCGACATCATCACCAACATGCAATCGGCGTTTAACATGCCGATAGACGAGATCCAGCGCGTCGCGGACGTGATGACCAAAGGTTTCACCAGCTCGAACAGCAACCTGATGGATTTTGGCGAGGCTATGAAGTATGTCGCGCCGATCGCCGAGGCGGCCGGGGCCAGTATCGAGGACACCACCGCCTTGCTGGGCGTGTTGGCCGATAACGGCATCAAGGGGTCTATGGCCGGTACGGCGGCCAGTGCGATGTTTACGCGGTTACAGGCGCCCGTCGGGCAGGCGGCTGATGCGTTGTCAGAATTGGGCGTAAAAACCAAGGACGGCAAGGGGAACATGCTGCCGATCGCGAACATCCTCAAGAAAATTAACGGCTCGTTTAAAACCAACAAGCTCGGCACCGCGCAGCAGGCCGAATACCTGAAAGTTATTTTCGGCGAAGAGGCGATGAAAGGCGCTATCAAGCTGATTGACGCCGCCGGTAACGGCAAGCTGAGCGAAAAACACAGCACCGTCACCCAGTCAAAAGGGGCTACGGCCCAGATTGCCCGAGTGAAGGTGGACAACCTCGACGGCGACCTGAAAAACCTGTTTTCCGCCTGGGAGGACGTGCGCATTGAGGTGTTCGACGGCCAGAACTCAGCGCTGCGCGCGCTCACGGTTTCCGCCACCGAATGGCTCACCAAGGCGGGGGCATGGGTGAAGGCCAATCCTGAGCTGGTCGGCACGCTGGTGAAAGTCACGGCGGGCGTTACGGCCCTGATCGGTGGCCTTGCTGCGCTGGGCCTTATTGCATGGCCGGTGATGGCCGGGGTCAATATGTTGATCGCCGGGGCCGGGCTGCTGGGAACGGTCTTTACCACTGTCGGCGCCGGGATTGCGGCCGCATTCAGTGTGATCACCCTGCCGGTGGTCGCGGCGGCGGCGGTGATTGTCGGTGTGGCGTTGACTATCCGTAAATATTGGGAACCTATCAGCGCCTTTTTGACGGGCATCGGCGAAGGCTTCAGCGCCGCTTTCGCGCCGATGCGCGCCGCGCTTGTCCCGCTGGCAGGCGCATTTACGCCGCTGCTGAGCATGGTGCGCAACGTCTGGCAGTGGTTCGGCAAGCTGATCGAGCCGGTGAAATCCTCACAGGCCGAACTCCAGACTGCCGCGCGCTATGGGCGCATGTTCGGTGAGTGGATCGCGGCCGGATTGAGCCTGCCGCTGCAGCTGTTGGGCGGATTGCCCGGCCTGCTGACCGGCATCTGGGGCGTTGCGAGCGGCATTGCGGAGCGTGCCGCCGCCGTCTGGGACACCATCGGCGAGCGTGTTAACGCGGCATGGCTGGCGCTGAGCGCCGCCACGGTTCAGGCATGGGATCGGCTGACCGGCTGGCTTAATGGCAAATGGGAGGGACTGGTAAACGGAGCTAAAGCGCTGCCGGGGCAGTTCAAAGAAGCCGGGATGAACATGATTAACGGGGTCATTGACGGCATTAGCGAGCGTTGGCAGGTGCTGAAAGACAAGTTTTCCGGCCTCACGGATATGCTGCCGGACTGGATGAAGTTTGGCGACGAGGAGGCGGAGGTTAACCCGGCGATTTCATACAACCGCCCGGCGCCTGAGCTGATGCCGGGGCCGGGCTATGCGGGGGCATTCGACAAGGGCGGCATCATCCCGCGCGGCCAGTTCGGCATCGTCGGCGAGCGTGGCCCGGAGATTGTCAACGGCCCGGCCAATGTCACCGGTCGCCGGAAAACGGCGGCGCTGTCGGCGGCGATGTTATCGCTGTCAACGCCGGTGATGGCGTCGGCCCCGGCTGTCGCACCCGCTACGGCGCCAGCCCCGATCACGATTCAGGTGTACGGCGCCCCCGGCCAAGACGCGGCCTCCATTGCGCGCGAAGTCTCGCGCCAGCTCGAGGCCGAACGACGCAAACACGCGGCCGCCGCGCGTAGCCGCATGACTTACGGAGATTCATGATGATGTTAACGCTGGGGCTGTTTGTTTTTATGCTGCAGACGCTGCCGTATCAATCCATGAGCCGCAACGCGGAATATCGCTGGCCGAGCAACGCCCGCGTTGGCCTGCGCCCGGCGGCGCAATTTCTGGGGATGGATGAGGAAAAAATCACGCTGTCCGGGGTACTGCTGCCGGAGATCACCGGCGGCCGCTGGTCACTGCTGACGCTGCAACTGATGGCCGAGCAGGGCCGGGCGTGGCCGCTGATTGAAGGCACCGGCACGATTTACGGCATGTTTGTGATCGAGTCGATTTCTGAAACGCACTCCGAGTTTTTCGCCGACGGCAGCCCGCGCCGCACAGAGTTCACGCTCAACCTGAAACGGGTCGATGAATCCCTGTCGGCGATGTTTGGCGATCTGCGCCAGCAGGCCGGGGAGCTGTACGATAAAGCCGGAGAGATGGCCGGGAAGGCCGCCGGTGCTATGGGAGGGTTGTTATCATGAAAAGCGGCGTAAGCCTGCCAGCCGGGACGCGAGTTGCGCCGGATTTTTCGCTGTTGCTGCAGGATAACGACATCACGCACAACATCCGCAAGCGGCTGATTTCTCTGTCGCTGACGGATAACCGGGGCTTTGAGGCCGACCAGCTCGACATCGAACTGGATGACAGCGACGGACTGATGGCGATGCCGCAGCGCAATGCGGTGCTGTCGCTGGCGCTCGGCTGGCAAGGCTCGCCATTGACGCCAAAAGGCCAGTTTACGGTCGATGAGGTCGAACACCGGGGCGCGCCGGACACGTTGACTATTCGCGCGCGTAGTGCGGATTTTCGCGGCTCGCTGAACACCCGGCGCGATGAGTCCTACCACGACACCACCCTGGGCGACATTGCGCAGAAGGTGGCTGCGCGCAATAAGCTAAAAGCCTCGCTGGCCGCCGGTCTGGGCACCATCAAAATCAGCCATATTGACCAGACGCAGGAGACGGATGCGGCATTTATTACCCGGCTGGCGACGCTTAACGGCGCGGTGGCGGCGGTGAAAAATGGCGCTCTGCTGTTGTTGCGGCCGGGGAACGGCGCCACGGTAGGCGGGAAGCCATTGCCGGTGTATACAATCACCCGGCAGGATGGCGATCAGCACAGTTTCAGCATTGCCGATCGGGATGCCTACACCGGCGTGACGGCGAGCTGGCTCAATACAAAACAGCCGAAGCCGAAGAAAGTGAAGCTGCAGCGCAAGCCAAAAGAGCAGCATTTGCGCGCGCTGCAACACCCGAAGGCGAAGCCGGGCAGCAGTAAAAAACCGGGGAAACCGGCGGAGGCGGCGAAAGGCGATTATCTGGTGGGGGCTGACGATAACGTGTTTGCGATCACCAAAATTTACGCCACCAAGGCCGCCGCGATGCGGGCAGCACAGGCAAAGTGGGAAAAGCTTCAGCGCGGTGTGGCTGAGTTTTCACTGTCGCTCGCCATGGGCCGGGCCAACATCATACCGGAAACGCCGGTACGCGTCAGCGGGTTTAAAGCGGCGATCGATGCGCAAGACTGGATAGTGAGCAAAGTCACGCACAATTTGAGTAACGGAGGTTTTACGACGGCGCTGGAGTTTGAGGTTTTGCTGTCGGAGGTTACTTATGACGTGCGTGACTTCGCTTTATGAATTTGTAAATTAGATTAAAGCTAATTCAAATCTAGATCACAGAGCGTATTATCGCGGCAACAGTCATTGAAGAGGAATTAATAATGTTCCATTGCCCATTATGCCAGACTGCGGCCCATGCCCGCACCAGCCGTTATCTGAGCCAGCACACGAAAGAGCGTTATCACCAGTGCCAAAATATCAACTGCGGCCACACGTTTAAAACGATGGAGACCTATGACAGTGCGATTATGACGCCGGGGCAGGTCAGGGCCGTTCCCCCGCATCCGGTCGGTGCCAGTGTGGCAGGCCAACAACAGGTTATGTGGATGTGA